AACATATATATAATTCTCTTCTTAAGACGTTGTTGATGCTGTTCATAAATGCCGATTTTTCGTTACATTTTCGATGTTTATTCTGATGTCAATAGGGCGGTCGTATGGAAAAAAGCTTACCGTACATAATTTTAGAGGTATATCCCTTGGCTATTAATGGTTCTGAAGACCCTGTGATGGCTGAGGCCTATCGACGCGCCTTTGATTGGGCAAATCGTATGGGACTTGAAGAGAATCGGAAGGTGTGCGCTCTGAGGTTTGTAAAATCTTACAACGAGAGGGGTGCTCATTCCTGGCCGATGTGAGGTCATCTCATGTGCGATATTGAATGCTCCGACTCTGAAAGAAAGCAGGATGAAGACCGATAGATGCCAGATCTTGACGGCACGACTTTGCAATAGCCGTAGATCCATTTGGGTGAGGCACGCGGGTGATACCGCTGCGGATGTGACAAATCGCGTAGCGACAAAACACACCAGATGGAGGTTCGAATCCTTCCTACGGCTAATATAGGGAAAAAGGAGATAGACGTGTACGTATATACAGAAGATAAAAAACAAGATTCAGAAAATCCAGCTTATCAATTTATTCTCAGACACAAATGGTTATTTATAGCCCTAGCAGCACTGATCATTATTTGGATCATGTTTTTTAAGATGATCCAGCCAGGTTATGTAGGCGTTGTGATCGACATGCTGGGAGATCAAAAGGGTGTGGAAGATAAAGAGCTTCATGTCGGAATGCACTGGGTCGCGCCTTGGAAAAGTGTTTATCAGTTTCCAATTTTTGAGCAGAACGACACCTGGGAGGGCGAGGGAGAGGGTTTTGACTTTCAAACGTCTGAAGGAATGGCTGTGTCGGCCGACATAGGCATTACCTACCATCTTCGACCGGATGCCATCCATCTCATCTTTCAGAGATATCGAAGGGGAATGGATGAAATAACCAACGTATTCATTCGTAACTATATTCGTGACGCGGTTAATAAATCTGCATCCAAAACCAAGATAGAAGACCTATATTCTGGGAAGGAGGGATTCTTTGAGGATGTAGAAGATCACGTCAAAGCTGACCTTGCCCCCATAGGAATCGAGCTATCGCGCATCTATCTCATCGGTAGGTTTCACTTCCCTCAGACGGTTATCTCTGCACTCAATGCCAAGATTGAGGCCATGCAGCGTGCGCAGCAGCGAGAAAACGAGCTTAGGGAGGCAGAAGCCGAGGCTAAGAAGCAGATTGCGAAGGCTGAAGGACAGGCGCGGTGCGTTATACTGCAATCGGAGTCAGAGGCGAAGGCTAATCTGGTCTTGGCCGCGTCCGTGACCGCCGAACTCATCCAATGGCAGGCTGTCCAGAAGTGGGACGGGAAAATGCCACACGTAACTTCTGGGGCATTGCCGTTCATCGAGATAAAATGAAAGACAGACGAGGTAAACCATGTTCGGAAAGAAAAAACTACAGGCAGAGCTAGAAAAAAGCCAGAGGGTCGTTGTGTCACTCGATCGGGCGTCGAACCAGAAGTTGATAAAAACCATGCTACTTGACAGCCTATATAAGCAGATGGTGGTTGATAGCAGATATCGCATAGTTTCTACCCACCCATACTTTAAAGAAATAAAAGAAGACCTCCGACGATCTGGGTGGAAAGTCCACGACTCGTTTTGCGAAGAAGAGGCCGAGTACGAGATCTGGATTCCTGGGGAAGCTGCTACAAAGTTGGGTCAAGAAAAGAAGAGTGATATTGAAGAATCCATAGAAGAGTTGTTTGAACAGACCCGAATCGCGGCCGCTGGATACAAAGAACTCTTCGGTCGTATTGAAGCGATAGAAAATACACTAGACAGCAAAAAGAGAACTAAGTGATCACTATTAAGTGCGCGAACTGCGGATAGCCGTGTGATGACAGCGATGATCTCCATAATGATTTTCCTGGGCTGGTTGTTTTGTCCTAGGATGACAATGCTTTGTTATTTTATTGCCTTACATATAGCCGGAAAGGCTCTTTTTTGAGAGGATTAGTGATGGACGAATCCGAAAAGATGGTGTCTGAGAATGCTTTCAAAAACTTCATGGCATGGATGGACGAGAGGTGCGCTGAGGCAGATACCGCGTTGAATGGTCGGATCGACAGGCTGAATAAGGCCGTTGACGTGATGGAATGGAGGATTGATGACCTCCAATCCCCGACAGGGGCAATTCATAGGCTTGAGCTTCTGAAAAACGATGCTGATAGGGCGGTTGATGATGTGAATGATGCGCTGTACACTCTTCGATGTGCGCTTCGTAAATACGACAAGAAAAAGCTCGCTCGTCTCACAAAAGTTATGAAGCTCATGGATCTTGGATTAGAATAAAAGGAAAAACCAAATTGGAAATGAGAACAAAATGTGATATGTGCGGATCGGATATTGTCGATGGTAACTGCTCCTGTGGAATTTGGAGGTCAGCCGACGAAATGAAAGATAATCTTCTGAAAAATAGCATCGAAATGTTTCACGATATGAAACGATTCACCCTTACCGCTGACGCCCCACATCTTGGCGTTGCTGTTGTCTTTTTTCGTGGCGACTATAACGACGCAAAAGAGGTTGAGAAGTATATCCATGAAATGAAGGGGCGACCTTACTATGACGAAACCTAATTCAGTGCAGAGTTTTTTAAAGACCTTTATGGCATTTTAGATTTGCATGAGGAGTTCATACATTATCCCGAGGGCGGTCTCGACGACGACTATGACAACTATGATCGAGTCTTAGACGCGATGCAAAACTTCTTCGTAAAGTGGATAATAGAAAAAACAGAAGAAGAAAAAACAGAGGGGACAATAGAAAAAGATGGACATTGAAACAACCTTTACTTTCCCTCCGCCGATCCACCAGGAATTTAGTCGAGGTCTTTTGTGTGCTCCGTGGCCAAAATACAGCGATCGTTTGTGGAAATACTATCAGCATGTCAAAACAAAGCTGATGAAGAGAGCCGAATATAGTCCGCAAAAGAAAAAGAAGTGTCTTGAACTAGAGCAGGAGTTTTTAGAGTTGTATGAACAGGCAAAGGTTAAAGAAGAAAAATCACAGACAGCGTTTAGAAACAAGGCTGAAGGACCCTTCTATTATCCTAGATTTTCTAGTAAGGGCGACAAAAGATTATATTGGGGACTTCGATAAGCCCTTCTGGCCGATACCGAAATCTAACGCGACTCTGCGATATCGAAAATATACGGCACTTAAGGACGAATGATGTGCCATGACACAATGGTTTTCGGTTACAGACGACCTTCCACCACAGGATACGCTCTGTCTTGCGTATAGCGAGCCATGGGGCGCGTACGCACTTGCAAAGTGGAATCCCGCTGTTGGCTGGACGAGTGCGGAAGATCGGCGCGTTAACGTTGTGACGCACTGGTGTGACCTGGCTATTCCCCTGCCATATGAGATCCGGAATAAGTTAGACCCTGAGCTCGCGAAGAAGCACAAAATTATATCAGAAGATGATGAGGATTGGTGATGGCGTATGACATCGACTGACGACGAGAGCTTGTTCTGGGCTACTATAGGGGACGCCATGACACCAACCCTAAGCAAGGATCATTTCGGGATATCAGTTCTAAAGGACTGCTACTGGGATTTTTATACAGATAAAACGGAGGTCGGTGACAAAACGTCACCAACTGAGAAGGGGGAGAATAGGTGGACAGAAAGGAATCCGCTTATAGCAGACAAGAGGATGACCATGGCATCGGCTGGACACATATATATTTCACCCTATGGTTATTTCGACACGTACGTCCCTATAACATCAATCAAGTAATAGTACTGACCTTCTTCGTCTTCTCTGATGCACTTGAGCCGTGTTACGTAAGATTGACTGCCCTCGATGTGGTGGACTTCAACTCGATTGGGGTTGTCGCTTACGACCAGGTAGTCAATGTCTGATAGGTAATACTTTATCGGTTGGCCCGTGCTGTATGCCGGAAAGCAGAAACAGAATAAAACGAACAGTAATGAAAGAATCTTTGCCATAAAACCTCAATTGAGGACACCCCCACTAACGTGGGGAATTGTGGAGTCCTTTCGGAATCCATTCGTTACTCAAGAAACACCCCCACGAATGTGAGGAGCTTCTATTGTACGGCTTCTTCCATCTCATCGTCCAGAAAAAAAAGCTGGTGACAAAAAAACAGCATATGGTATTAGGGAAGAAACGGGACAAAATATATGACCAATGATTTTGAATTTATTAAGTACGAGCCAACTCCTGGTGAAAAACACCTTGGGTTGGCGACTGTCAAAGCATTCGGGAAGATCCTCTTACGATTTAAGGTAATTCCAGCAAAAAATGGTGGGTTCTTCTCGGCTCCTCTTTCTTGTAAGCTCCCAGACGGGACGTACACTCCTTCTTTTATCTTAGACTCACGCTGCGATGAAGAAGAACTTTTTACTATTATAAGGAAAAACGTCAAACCATTTCAAAAGCAGATGCCAATAGTAAATGAGGAGATCCCGTTTTGATGTTGAAAGAGAGCCTTTTTCTAAATCAAGACGGTTGGTTTGATCTGAACTTCGCAAAACCAGATGTCGATCAGCCTTGCGAATATGTCATTGTCGTCAAAATAAAGGGTTGGTACCATCCGCACGACGGGATCGTGCAATTTATCCCGTGCAAAAGCGAATCGTCAGATGTGCAGGTTACCTCATGGAGAGAGTGGCTTGGGGCACCAGTGTTCGAAGAAACAACTACGGAGAGGGTCTGTTTTGGCAAGTGCATGGATCACAAGCGACGCATGGTTTGCGTCTGATCGGGGCATAAAGCTCTTTAATCGGCCCTTCGCTGACGTAAAAACGATGGAAGAGCAGATTATCTATCGGTGGAATTCAGTCGTAAAACCGACCGATATTGTGTATCTCCTGGGCCATTTCGGCGATGCGCCTATTGAGAAGCTTGCTGAGTACCGTCAAAAGCTAAAAGGAAAGATCTGTTTTGTCCGTCACGCGGACGATTTGTTCTTTCCGGATCTTCTAAATATCGGCTTCGACGCTGTAGCAAGCGAGGTCGTCGTTGACTACAAAACATGGGAATTTACCCTAACGGCCGCACCAAAAGAGGCCGTCGTATTTGCCGAGCCGGCTTTTGGGATGATAAATCTTCACGGACACGTGGCAGGACGTCAAAGAGTTCTAGGTTCAGCAATTGACGTTTCGGGCGATGCATGGGACTTTACGCCCATACAATTCGATGACGCTTTAATGGAATACAGAAAAAATCAAAAGAGAGGGTCAGATGGCACAAATTCGTTTAACGTATATGGACGGGGTAAATTTATCAGTGCAGATGGATCAAGAGGACTTGGCCAAATTTTTTCAGGAGATAGCGTCAGGCTCGATTCATTGGGATAATAGCCGTGTGATGGGCTTTTGGACTCCGGTGGGGGCTGTGCGCTTTGCTCAGATAACTTCCGAGGCTAAGAAAGCTGAAGTTCCTCCGGCTCAAACAGACCAATCCAGTTGTACGGAAAAATCGGACAACTCAACTGATGTGGCACAGGATGTCTAATGGACTGGAAATTTGTAAAAAGGGATATCGATGATCTCAAACCGCAAGAGAAAAACCCTAGAAAGATCTCAAAAGAGCAAAAAAAGCAGCTCGGCGAGAGCCTTACCAAGTTCGGGTGCGCTGAGCCGATCGTCGTCACGAAGGACGGCACTATCATCGGGGGTCATCAAAGGTACTTCATCCTCAAAGCGAAAGGGAAGAGGTCTGTGGAGTGCATGGAGTGCCAGGATGATCTCTCTCAAGCGCAGCTTGATGAACTTACTGTTAGGCTGAACAAAAACACGGCGGATTTTGACTTCGATTTGCTTGCTGGTGGATATGAGCCAGAAAAGCTCATCAATTGGGGTTTTTCCATGGAGGAACTTGAGCTAGAGAGCATTCCGGATCAAACAGAAAAGCCGAAGAAGTTTGAGATAACAGCGCACTTTGAGAACGGAGACGACCTAGAGCAGGCCGAGGTTCAGATAGCCGCCATTGTCGACCTGTATGCCTCAGCATCGTATAAGGTGAAAATAAAGTGAGTGTCATCGTAAATCCTGGGATTTCACTATCAAAAGACTACCCTGACAAGCTCTTTATCCCATACCGAGTCCTTGTCTCGGATGAGCCTCCTTCTGAGAAGGCGATTTGGAAAGCTCTTGGCCTTGTCTTTGACTGGGCGAATCGTATGGGACTCGAAGGGAAAGAGATCTTTGATCTACGGCTCTTACTTCCCGAGCCCCCATCTCCTCTTGTTTCAGTATGGTCATTATGGTGCAAGGTCGGGTGTACTGAGACAGAGAAGAGAGCCTATTATTCGGGTGAAGGAGGAAAAGATGGTAGAGAGGGTATCAAAAAAGAAGACTGGAAAGCCCAAAAGGTCAAAGAGGGTTGTTCCCTATAAGCCTATCGACTGGGCGTTTGTTGACAATCTTCTCATGTCGGGAGCGTCGGTTCTTCAAATTTCATCGGCTATCGGCATGCACCACGAGACTTTTTACAGACGCATCCACAAAGAAAAGAAGATGACCTTTACCGAGTATGCACTTGACAAGCGTCGTCACGGGGACTCTCTTCTCTTTGGGGCACAATTCAAGATGGCGATGAAGGGTGACAAGGCCATGCTCATCTGGCTAGGTAAGCAGCGTCTCGGTCAGCGAGAAGATCCGCATCAAACTGGTGGATTCAATGGAGAACTCAAAGAATTCATAGCTGTGTTGAAGAACAAATATGAATCCGACCGAAAGGCTCAGGCAGATGTCCCCGCTGCTGAAACGAAAATCGAAAAACGAGAAGACACCGACAGGGTCGTTAACATAGAGAATATTGCCAGTGAAGGATCTCAGCCCGAAGCAACAAGCAGCGTTTCTTGACTCAGATGCCCGTATAAATATCCTAGAAGGCCCTGTCCGATCGGGAAAGTCCTTTGTATCCCTTCTTCGATGGACCGACTTTTGCGCCAATGGGCCGCCAGGCCCTCTAATACTATGTGGGCGCACCGACAAGACCATCAAACGTAATATTATTGACCCCCTCCGCGACCTTATCGGTGATGCAGTCGTCTATCGCCAGGGCCGTGGGGAGGTCTTTTTATTCAATCGCGTTATGCATGTGGTGGGTGCGAACGATGATCGCGCCGAGGCCAAAATTAGAGGGTCGGAATTTGCCGGTGCCCTTGCAGACGAGGCCACGCTTTTACCTGAAAATTTCTTCAAGATGCTTTTAAGCCGTATGTCGGTCGAAGGGGCAAAAGTCTTCTGCTCTACGAACGCGGATAGTCCGTACCACTGGCTAAAACGCGATTTTATCGACAGAAAAGCAGAACTTGATCTGAAGGTTTTCTCTTTCAATATACGTGACAACCCATCTTTAACAGAAAAGTTCATCGAAGACCTATCTAAAGAGTATCAAGGGTTATGGTATAAACGCTTCATCGAAGGCAAGTGGGTACTGGCCGAGGGTGCAGTCTACGACTTCTTCAATGATGCGAATCATGTCATTCCGTACTCGATGTCTCCGGCGGATTATTACGTCTGTGGCATTGATTATGGAACGACGAACCCTACAGTATTTGTTTTAATTGGGTATAATCCAAATGCATATCCGAACATGTGGCTTGAGAAGGAATATTACTACGATTCTAAGGCAACGATGCGACAAAAATCAGACTATGAGTATGTCAAAGATTATATAGAGTTTATCGACGGGTATAACGTAAAAGCTACTTACATTGATCCTTCGGCGGCTTCATTGCGACAGGAGATGCTCCGTAATAATGTCCGGAGGATCTTCGACGCAAACAATGAAGTCATTCCAGGCATCAGATTCCAAGCGCAGTTGCTTGCCAGCGGTACGTATAAGATCTGTGGCGGATGCCACGAGACGATCAAAGAGTACTCAAACTATATGTGGGACTCAAAAGCATCTGAGAGGGGGTTAGACCTCCCGATCAAGAGATTCGACCATTCGATGGACGCGCAACGTTACGCTCTCTTTACGCATTTCTTTTTGAGAAAACAGTCTGGTGGTATGACGGAAAAAGATGCAATCGAAATGGAAAAGATGTATACATACAGGTAGCAACTCATTCTACTGGTGTGGTTTATGGCTAAAAAGTCGTCCGGAATGAAAAAGCAAGTCCTAAAGCATCTGAAGAAAGACTCCAAGGAGTTTAAAGACCAGATCGCTGATGACAAAAAACTAGAGTCCAAGCTTAAGAAAGGCTCCTGCAATGGAAAAAGATAAATGGATCAAAGGTGCTGTAAAGCATCCTGGATCGCTTAGAAAGGCTCTCCACACTAAGAAGGGTGAAGACATCTCTGAAGAGAAGCTCGAAAAGGCCGAGAACTCGAAAAATCCGAAGACGCGCAAACGAGCGATCTTGGCAGAGACTTTAAGAAAGTTTAAGAAATAGCACACGTCGCGGGCTGTAGGGGTTGATCACCTCTTAGCTACCCTGCGAGGCAGCAGGCCCGCACCTTTCGCAGAAGGTACTTCCCTAAATATAGGGATTTATTTACAGAAGGTGCGGGCATGTCCGAATTCAATTCGGGAATCAGCTTAATCAATGAATACAACTCCGCCTATCAAGAGGCGTACTACTGCTGGAACCCGTATTATCCGCTAGCAAATATCGACCTTCGAGCCTACCTAGGCGACCAATGGGATGAGAAGGAAAAGCAAGCCCTGTACGATCAGGGACGCAATCAGCGCGTTTTCAATCTCATCTATAAAAACATCAACATGGTCGATGGGTATCAACGAGCCCACCGCCTTTCATCCGTAATCCTCCCCCAAGAGTCAAGCAAGCAAGAATCCGCTGATGAGATGTCAGACCTTGTGCAGTACGTCTTCTCGCACGGAGACGCGTATAAAAACGAGTCCGATTGTTTCAGCGGGGCGATCAAGACAGGATGGAATCTCGGAACCGTCTGGATGGATTTTCGAGATGATTTGCTCGACGGAGAAATTTGCTTCGGGAGAGAGCCATATTCGGGTTTTATAGCTGCGCCGTATTTTACACAACAAACGCTTGACGACTGTCCGTACATCATCCGACGAAAATACATGGGGCCTGAACAGGCAGCGTCACTTCTTCCTGGGATGGAGGATGAAGTATGGGACCTTCATAAGACTGGATGGAGTCGAGATGATAAGTTCACATGGCTTCCCTATCAACGCCAACCCAACGGCCAGGAGCTGATCGCCTATAACGAGTATTACAAGCAGCTCTGGAAGAAAGTCCCGTCCCTTGTCGATACGCAGACAGGGGAGTTGATTGAGTGGACTGGCGGCCGCGGTGCCATGAAGTATCTTCTGGAGAAATACCCTCAGTTAAAAGTCATCCAGAAGCCGAAGCGTTTCATCGAATGCCACATCATCCTCAACAATACCTTTTTTAAAACCGAAGTCAATCAATACGGACTCGATGAATATCCGTTCACGCCATACTTTGGGACGTTTGAGAGTGAGTGCGAGCTTTGGGGTCTGAAACTTCAGTCGCTGATCCGCCCGATGATCGACCCTCAGAAAGAGACCAATCGCCGTCTATCGCAGATGACCGATCTTATCGAATCTCAAATCAACTCCGGATGGATTGCTGACGAAGATTCTGTAGTAAACCCAAGATCTTTATTTCAGACCTCACAAGGGAAGGTTGTATGGCGTTCCAAGGATTCTCGTCCTGGTGCTATTGAGAAGATTCCGCCAGCTGATATACCACAGAGCTTCTTCCAGCTTACTGAAACCTTTTCTAAGGGCATGAGCGAGATCCTAGGTGTCAATGATGCAGCCTTCGGTATACCTGAAAGCGGAAACGAATCTGGTGTCATGATGCAGCTTCGCCAAGGGGCCGCCATCAATAACCTTCAGAATGTCTTTGATAGCCTCAGACAATCACGTAAGTTACTCACGCGCAAGGTGATAAAGCTTATTCAGACATGGAGTCCGAAGAAGATAGAGCGCATTCTTGGACGCAAACCGACCGAGCAGTTCTTCACAAAAGACTTCATCAAGTACGACATCTCCATCCAAGAAGGCATGATGACGGATACACAGCGTCAGATGCACTTCCGTCAGATGGTCGATATGTATCAGCTCACCGGAGGCCCGCAAGGATCTCCAATCACCCCGATGATGCTTACCAAGGCGGCTCCAATTCAAGGAGCGACTGAGATGTTCAAAGACATCGAAGAGAATCAAAAGCAGCAAGCCCAAGCGGCTCAGACACAATCTCAAGTGCAGATGCAACTTGTTGAGGGCCAGATGCAGTACGAGAAGGCCGCTGCTATGGAGAAGGTCGCTGGAGCGAAAGAACGGTTTACAAGATCGGTCGCAAATCTTGGCCTTGAAGACGAGCGAGCGTCTCGAATGGTCGATGACAGGGCAACAGCGGCTTTAAGCCGAGCCAAGGCGATTAAAGAGCTTTCTACGATAGATGACGATCGGCTCGTCAAGTATGCGTCCATCATCAAGATGTTCGAAGAGATCTCTCGATCAAGCGAGAACCAAGTTAAGCAAGACGACGTACAGATTTCCAAGGCTGGCGGTGCACAAGCAGAGGCACCGTTGGCCGAGGGTCTTGCCTTGCAAGGTGCAGGGCAACAACAACAAGAGGTGCCAAATGGCTGAGAAAGATAGAGCCGTAAGGGTGGAACAAAAGGGCAAAGGCTTCGAGGTTCCGGACAACAAGCAGGATGGCGAAGTCCGAACAATCGACACCATGTCTCAAGACGAGGACATTTCTCGTATCCGTCCTTACACAAGCGGCAGCAAGGGATACCCTTCTGAAGCCTGGAATTACAAGTATTAGTTTGAGGATTGAATGGTTCAAGAAACTGGGGAAACCCGCAATGCGATTATAGAAGACGATAACAAGCACATCAAAGAGATCCTCTCTGCGAATACTAATCGAAAAGAAAAGTATTGGATCGTTGTTTTTGCTAAACCGTCTCGTAATACGATTGAAGGGAAGCCGGTCTTGAATAAGCACATCAAAGCCTATGCAGTAAAGCCGTCATCGCAAGTTGGGATGATCGTCGGTGAGGTTGACAACCACCTCGGAACAGTCCGTTGGGAAGTCAATATGCCGCAGGTACCCTTCAACTATGACGGTCTTATCGCGCTGGGCGCGCAGGAAGGTGAGGACATCGTCACGGAAACGACAACGATTCCTTTCGCGTACGTTACTAAATAGTGCCGCCGGCTTACGGGCGAGGAGATAAAAAGTGGACGAAAACACTCAAAATTCGGGCGAACAGAATCCGCAGGGAGCCGCCGTCCCACCAGATGCAGTAGTTTCGAACCAACCGGCTCAGAATTCAGATCAGGCACCACAAGTACCCTTGTCTGCTCTAGAGGCCGAACGGTCGAAACGTCAGCAAATGGAGGAGGAGAACCGTCTTTTTAGGGAGCATATTGCGCTCATGCAAGCGAACGCCTCACGGCCGCAGGCCCAGCCTGTTCAACCCGTTGAGGACGATGGTCTTCAAGATGGCGATGTTATGACGTATGGCGACTTCAAGAAGCACGCCAACAAGATCGCCGGACAGTTCCAGATGACCCTCGAAGAACTGAAGATGACGCAACAGCATCCAGACTACCAAGACGTAATCTCAAGGTATTTACCAGAAGTTTTTAAAACAAATCCGAGTTTGCGGGAATCACTTAGAAAATCCCAAGACTACGATCTTGCGTACTACCTGGCGAAGAACTCCGATGCTTATAAAACGGCAAATACGAAGACGACGAGAAACGAAGATGCCGAGCGCATCATCAAGAACTCGCAGAGTGCGGGGACTTTATCAAGTCTCGGTGCGTCTTCGCCCGTGGTTCAAGCTAAGCGGTACAAAGACATGAGCGATGAGGACTTTTCTAACTTGGTTGCCCAGAACTTGGCTTAAAAAAGGCAGTTTAGAAAAATGTCTAGTTCAATGACGACCACGGCGATTCTACCGCCAGCGGTCCGAGAATACTATGACCGGCTGCTCTTGATGACGGCGTACCCAACTTTGATTTACTCAAAGTTCGCTCAAAAAAGAGTTTTACCGGAGAAGATGGGTGATACGATTGTTTTTCGTAGGTATGCAAGGCTTCCAACAGTGCCAATTCCACTTGTAGACGGTGTGACGCCTCCAGGGTCACCTCTGTCTGTAACGGACTTGAAGGCTAGGGTTGCTTTCTACGGAAATTTTGTCACTGTGACCAATCAAGTCCAGCTCACCGTCGAGGACAGAGTCCTTAACGAATCAAGCCGATTATTGGCACAGAATCTCGCACAGACCATCGACGAGGTTACCCGCGACTGCCTAGCATCGACAAGCTCTGTCCTGCTATGCTCTCAAGGAATTAATGGTGGAACGCCAACGGAACTCACCAAGCCAGATATTGACAACGCAGTGAAAACATTGCTTGGCAATAACGCTGAAATGATTTCCGAAGTCGTGACAGCCTCGAACCAAATCGGTACTACACCGATCCGTCCGTCTTTCTGGGGCTTTATCGATACAGAACTCTTGAGCGATCTTGAGTCCGTGTCGAACTATGTCTCGTCTTCCAACTATCCAGGGAACCAAAAAGTGGTTCTGGATGCAGAGTGGGGGTCAACGGGCAACGTACGATGGCTTTACACATCAGTGGGAAGCAAATCAAGCGCCTCTCCTGTGGTCTTCAACAACTTTATCGTAGGAAAAGAAGCCTACGCAGTTGTGAACCTGAGAAGCGAGACTGGGGAATTCTACATCAAGCCATTGGGTAGTGCAGGTTCTGCCGACCCGCTTAACCAGCGCGGTTCGGTTGGCTGGCAGCATCCTTTTGTGGCCAGAATCCTCAACGACAGTTTTATGGAAAATTTAATGGCGACAGCTAGCTAGGAGGGCATATGTCACAGTTTAAAACATACAGCTGGACTAACCCAGCTTCAGCTGTTGCAAAAGACGTTTCTGTAGGGTTTACGCCGGCACGTGTAACAACGTACGACCTAACCAACGGGAACGCTTGGGTTTGGATGTATGGAATGGCCTCAGGATACTGCATGAACGTCGCTACTGGAGCGATCAGCACATCCAACGGGTGGACTCCACTTTCCGAAGGTGCCCTTTTTGGTGCGCCCATCACTGCTATAACCGACGCGGCCGACACGGTTTTCACGTGCTCGTACCTCGATCAGTTTAGTTTTGCTATTGGCGATACCGTTAAGGCTACCGAGATTGCCGATGACCTAACAGGTCTGACGCTGAACAAACTCTATACCGTCAAGACGGTCTCCGCCACGCAGATCACCTGCGAGGAAGACACCTCTTCTGGCTATAGCGTGTATGTCAGCGGCGGGTTCCTGTCTCAAGTCAAGGACATCAACGGGAAGCCATATCCTACGCTGAACGCCGCTATTTCGGGCGGCCGAATTGGCACAGCAATGGTGGGCGCGAATAGCGCTTCTATGGCTGTAGTCTATGAAGGCGCGAATAGCGTTGTATAACAACGGTGGGGGGAGTTTTTGGCTTCCCCCATTATTAACGGAGAGTAGATATGACAATTGCGCTCGATCGAGAACTGAAGGACAACCCGACAGTCGAAGAGATGAAGAAACTTCCCATCATAGGAAAGCAGCCATCTTCAGATAAAGAAGAGGCGTTTTTACGTGAGATCTGTGAGTTTGAATTCGTAAATCTTAAAGAGCCTGGTGTGTTTCATAAATTTACGTATGGAAGCACAAAACACCACGCGAACTTCACATTTTTTCACGGGCAGAAATACAAAGTTCCGCGCTTTTTGGCGCGACATGTCGAAAATTGTTCGACACCTATATATGAATGGCGGCCTAACGGCTTAGGCCAGATGATAAAGACGTATGTTGGTACCGATCAGCGATTCCAGATGCGGCAGTCGTACAATGGATCAATGGGGTAATGCATGGCAACGTGGACGCTTTCGCAGATCCGAAAAAAGGTAAGGCAAGTCACTGGTAGGTTTACAGGCCAGGAGCTGACGAATGAGCAGCTCGACAACTATATAAACCAGTACTACCAGTTCACTTTTCCCGCTGAGGTAAAGGTCGATGCAGAACATACGTACTATTCATTCACCACCTTGGCGAATCAGGCGTACTATGACCAGCCACTTGATCTCTATACAAACTTCGGGCCTCCTGCGACAGCGAACAATTTGAACATGATGTGGTATCAAGATCCTGCGATGTTCTTCCAGGCGAATCCGCTTCAGTATGTCTTTTTAACGCCATGGACGGGGGACGGATCTACGATCACGTTCACGACGAGCATCACAGGATTTCCTATCTATCCTGGGACAATGACCGTAACGGACAATGTTGAAACATTTGAAGATACGAATCAAACATGGACAAACGCCGATGTATCGGTGCCAGGATCTTTAGGTGGCGCTCTTGTCATAAACTACAGTGCTGGAACGGTTTCTGTAACATTTGCTACTGCACCGGCAAACGGTCAAGTCATCTACATGAACTATGTGGTCTTTGCAGCAAATCGACCACAAGCAATTCTTATGTACAACAATCAGTTTCAAGTTTGGCCAGTGCCAGATCAAAGCTACATCATCAACATGATCGCGTATCGCATAACGACTCCTCTTGTTGAGGCCACAGATACACCTCGGATGAATGAATGGGGTCCGACGATTGCGTATGGTGCTGCGCGCGATATCGTCGCGGATTATGGTGAAACCGATTCGTACGCTGAGATCACGGCCCTATACAAAGAACAGGTCTCGTACATATTGACGAGAACCGAACAGAACATGATGGAAGGCCGGACGAAACCGACCTTTTAAGGAGAAGACGTTATGGCATGGGTTATTACCGAGCCCACAGACTCAACGAAGATTCGAAACCTTGGGATTGTCATTCGACCCAACTGGGCAGCGATTGACAGCGGTGATGCTACATTCAAGCCAAAGGCACTGAACTTTGCTGATAGGACGGTTGCGGGTATTGCTGTTGATCCAACGGCGATTGCAGACGCTTTTATTATGTACTGCAAGACTGATACAGCTGGAAACTCTGAGTTATACGGTATCAATGAAACGTCAGGTATCCTTCAGTTCACTCGTGGTGTGCCTACTGTTGGAACAAGCGGGTCTCTTTTTCTTGTTGGCGGTGTAATATTGAAATGGGGACAGTTCACGATGAGTGGCACATCCTGGCCAGTTTCATACGTAGGAGGTGCGTTTCCAACGAACACGTTGTGCGTTAACCTTTCTCCCATGAATAGCACGGCAGCCTCATCGAACTATAGAACTGGATCGTGGTCAGCCGGATCTTTTAACATACACACCAACAGTGTCAGTGGTGCCATGTTTACGTACATTGCGATAGGATCGTAAGATGGGTCTTCAACCGTCGATGATAGCACCTTTTGCGACGGGCCTCGATATATCGACCGAGCCGTGGCTGTCGCCTCCGGACTCCTTCACAATTGCGGATAACGTCCACGTTTTTCACGGATATATGCAAAAAAGAGCCGGATTTTCGCTCTTTGGGACTCTCAGTACCGATCGGGTCATGGGAATCTTGCGATATATCAAGTCAGATGGAAGTAAGGCGACGCTTGGGTTCGATACCAAATACGCCTATCTATACAACCTCGCTACGCACGTTTTCGATAAGCTTGATGTTGCAAGTCCTGCCGTTCCTATTTTCAATGGTGGGGTCAACGATTATATTTGGGGAGCAAACTGGCAATCATCTAACGTCGTCAATAGGCTCTATTTTACAAATGGCCTTCCATACGACTCTGTGTACCTGAATAATGGAATTCGGTATTTTACAGACTCCGATCCAACAATTAGCACATCGTTTAAGCCATCTATTGGCGGTGGCGTTACAGTGTATGGCGGGAAGTTGATCTTTTCCTTGGCCTCACGACTAGTTGTGCTTGGTGTCTACGAAAATAATGGATCGACAACTTCTTATCACCCACAAAGGGCTCGCTGGTGTGCAAAGCAAAATCCGACTAACTGGAATGACGTGACGGCTGGTGGAGGGGACTATGCTGATGCTGCTACCGGAGACCAGATCATCTCTGCTCAGTCGCTCTCCAATCAAATCATTGTCTTCTTCACAAACTCAGTATGGTCATTGATCCCGACCTCTGATCCCAATAAGGCTTTTCGATGGGTACGCCTCAACTCCTTCCGTGCCTGCGATGGTAAGATGGCATCGGTGGCGTACGATCGGGCTGCAAAATCCCTAGGGATCAGAGGAATTTTAGCTTCAGACGGTACTGAGACCCAACGTATCGACCAGAGGATTTTGTCGTTCACAACCGACATGGTTAATACCGAGAAGTTCGGCAAGGTCTTTTGTCAGAGAAGCTTTGAGACACAAAGATGGTGGACGCTATACTGTGAGGGTACTTCTGAGGAGAATAATAAGGCCCTTATCTTCGACGATATCTCAGGCGCGTTTACGACGTACTCGGTTTCGCTAAATTGTCTCGGATATGGCGTGTCAGACCGAGACTATGGGCTCAATGATTTTACCGCTGCAAACGACCTAGACTTCAATCTCCAAGAAGTCGGAGATAAGACACTCCAGGACTTTTGTTGGAATGTCAACGAGGACGTCCTTCTCGGCGGCGACATCAATGGAAACATCTACCTGATGGAAGATGCTTCTACTGACAACGGGACAGAGATTGATTCTGTAATGGTGACAGCCCAGTGGAACCCATATCAGGCAGAGGGTCGTGAAGCGTTGCTGTCTTTTGTGGACTTCTACGTAGATACCGATAAGTCTACGACTATGACCGTGGAGTTCTACAAAAATAACGACACGGTTCCGTATGCGACTCAGGACGTTACCTTTTTACCGAATCTGAATTTTATCGCCTCCGTCAATCAGATCGACAAGGCAAATCCATGCCTCGTACAGGCTGCAAGCCATGGCCTCACGACAGGAAACAAGATCTACATCTACGGCGTTGAGGGAATGACACTTATAAACTCCGGCAATGGGTATACCATAACAGCCGTCGATGAGAACTCTTTTACGCTCGATGGAATTGATGCGACAGACGCGGCCTATGGAGTATATACTGGAGGTGGATCAGTATATTGGAATGAGTTCTATCAGACGAAGGCATGGGTACGGGCTTACGGTGGTGGAGTTGGATATGTGCACAATCTTCGAATCACACTACATGGTGGGGATAAGCCGTTTAAGATACATGGGATAAAGCCGAGCTTCAAAGCCCGTGGCAAACGGACGGTGAACTAATGTCATTGATATCAGACATTGATCTCCCGCTTCCCAAGGACTTTAAATCCAAGGAAGGGGATGAGTATCTTACCACGCTTGTGACATCGCTCCAGGAGATGTATCAAAAAGTCGCCCAGAATGTGAATGGGCAGATCCGAAATAGCGCTCTTGTGGATTCATCGCAGTGGACGCCAGAGATTTTCGGTGAAACAGTTGCTGGAACGACGACATACACCCTTCAGTTCGGGTATTCGCTTCGACAGGGTCTCATTACAGACGTGTGGTACGACGTTATGTGGTCTGCCACGACCGCAACGGGACCGCTCTATATCGAGCTGCCTTATCTTGTAGCAAAGGCCAGTGGTGCACCGTTCAACGGGTCAGTACATCCGTCTGAAATTACGTTTTCTGCCGGTGCGACTTTTCTTATTGGGACTGCCATACCTGACACATACAAGCTTCAACTCTGGCAGTGTGGTAGCGGGTTTCACTCAGTTCCTCTAGCAGTTCCTGCTTCAGGCCATATAATGGGATGGATTCGCTATATAGGAGTGGCTGATGAATAAGATTGATGACTTGCGTTGGGTTCGTGTTTTCTCTCCTCAGGTGATCCCGAAGTATCTTGTCGATAACATCAAGCACAAAGACTTCACGACAGATGAATTTTTCGAGTATCAGGAGATTATCTGCCTAAGACAAACAGATGAAGGCCCGACGCTGAATCCTTTTTCTCATCTATACGCGCTCGCCGATAGTGGCAATATCGTAAAAGGAATCTTGTGGTTCACAATTGATCCTTTGAGCAAGAACCTTTTCATTCAGACGTATTCAGTGGACAAAGAGTATTGGGATGGTGGATCTATTAAGAAATTGTCCGATCACATAAAGATAATACGAGATAGTGCGGGTCTGAGAAATGTCTTTTGGATTACCGATTATCCAAAACACTCTAAGAGGCATGGCTTCAAAATGTCTAAAAGCGTACTAATGGAGTATTCAGAGGAAGAGGAGAGTAAAAATGGGAAAGACAATGTCGGGGGGGGCCTCTTACGAGGGGAATGTGGACCTTCAGACGAAGGACCAGAAGAAGTTCACGGCGGGGATTCTGGGCAGTAAGCACCTACAAGACTATGCTCGGGGATCGTATAAGGACATGCTTAAGCCCTACGATCCTAACGACTTCATGGATTTCTACAAGAAGACGTTTATTGACCCAGCACAGCAGTCTTTACAGAGAGATATAATTCCGACAATCAAAGAGAATTTCATGGGACTTGACGAATCAGGCTCGTCTTCTCTTAACCGAGCTCTTGCTCAATCGGCAACTGATCTCTCAGGCCTTCTAGGCCAGGGAATGCTCGGGCAGTACAACCAGTCCAACGCCAATCGTCTTTCTGCTCTGTCGGGTCTTGGTGGGCTTGCAGGCATGAACACGTTCCAGCCGATCATCTCGCAGCAACAGGGGATCTTAGGAAACGTTGTCGGTGCTGCTGGAAGACTTGGAGCCGCCGCGATGTCCTCGAAAGAGTACAAAGAGAATATCCGACCCCTCCAGATCGGGCTAGAATCGCTCAAAAAGATGCGAGCCTACAAGTATGACTATAAACCGGAAATTGCTGCTGGCAAGGATCAGGTGGGCGTTATGGTCGAAGACAGCCCTGCGGATCTTGTCTGTGAAGTTGAAGGCAAGAAGGCGATCAATGTCTACGCTCTGGTCGGATTCTTAGTAAACTGCGTCAATGAGTTGACCGCTAAGGTTGAGGCTCTTGAAGCTAAGGAGTAAAAAATGGGTGCCATCGTTTACCAGAAAGATTCGGGCCTAGGTCATGGGATTGATATCCTCGGGGAGGCCCTAGGTCAGGGCATCCACCAACGGATGTTACAGAACCGATTCAAAGACATTAACAAAGATCTCGAGGGTCAGCCCATAACACCGTCGCTTCTTCAGGAAATCGTTTCGAAGCCAGGTGGAATGGAATACCTACAGACGATGGCTCCATTCATCGCTCCAGTTCTAAAAAAACAGGCTGAATCTGCCGGTGCAAGCGATTGGATGAAAAATATGATGGAGATGTTTGACCAGGGTCAGGGCGATCAGGGCGACCAAGCAGACACAATGTTGCAAGGAATTGTAGGAACTCCTCCCGTCTCTCCGATTGAAGAAGCGCGAATGATACAGAACAAGAAGGCCGAAGTTCCTCGAATTACTCCCCAAGAAGAACTTTCTGACACCCAAAACATTCAAAGCGACAGCGGAGTTCCAAATACTCCATCTGCTCAGATGTCGAATGCAAGAGGCCCTGTCGAGCAGACAAAATTTCAGCAGGGTGGACTTCAGGGAACAGCTCTCAATCCTCCGTCTGAGACTAATAAGCCGGCACAGCAAGCTCAGGAGGCCGCTCTCCCAATATCGAAGGGCCCCACAGGGCTTTCTACGAAACAGATGCTTATGATGACGGCCTCTCCTTATAAAGAACATCGAGAATTTGCAAAAGCTGCTCTTCAGATGCAGACAGCAAAAGAGAAACGGGATTTTGAGGTAAACAAGCCCTTTCTCTTAAGTATGGGGGCACTCAGAGCGTCTTTACCCGAAAAAGAGCAGGCTCTTCAGCGAATCGACAGCGCTCTCGAAAGTGGAGAGATTAATCAATTCACTGACTGGGCAGCAAATAGGCTTGGGCTAGATCCTCTTAAGAAAACACAGTCTCAAATCCTTGAGGCAGCTGTAAAGACGTTTTTCTTAGGCGACTTATCAACAGTCAAGGGTGGACGAATTAACCAGCTTCTCGAGAAGAACCTATTGTTTGCGCTTCAAAATCCTGGAAAGTCTCCGGCTGCTAATCAAGAAATCACCGAGGCTCTTCACGCGACTGTAGACATGCAAAAAGAAAAGCTTAAGGAATTCGATCATCTAAGCAATCGCTATGAGTCGATGGGAAGGGAAGTCCCAAGGAATTTCGATGCCCTTGTCGATAAAAACCTCGGGCCGTATTACGAAAAACGAATGGGTGAGTTTGAATCTGTTGCCAAAGAGATAAGAAACGGTAAAATCACGAACAATTCTGCTGCCACTATGCGACGGGCTGTTAACGAAGCCAAGAAAAATCCGGCGCCCGAAGGCACTGCCTGGATGGTTTCTCCTGATGGAAAGATCAAAGCCGTTCCCATTGAAAGGATCGGGACCGTACGTGACGAATTGGGCGGAAGACTGGTTGAGGTACCAAATGAGCGCAGGTAAATCATCATGGGATGAATTCGCGGACATGCCTGGAACTCTGACGAATACAATGTCAGCAAGTGCAAAAAAAGATAGCCAGTCTTGGGATGAGTTTGCGGAGATGCCAGGTACAGAAAAAACCGAAAAACCAGAAGGATTTTTCACAGCGAGAACAGGGTTGCAAGCACTCAAGGGAGCACCTTTCGCTATTCCATTTGTCGGGAAGGCACTTGCCTTGCATCAAGCACTCAACCCAAGCGCACAAGAAGCAAGAGATTATGCAGACGAAGAGCTTTTCAACGCGTTCCATAATGGGTTTATCACAGAAGCACAGTATGAAAAGGCACTTAAGGATGTAGCAAGTGCAAATGTAGAAGAGGGCGCGCCAACGTTGCGCAACCTCTATTCTGCCATTGAAAAAACTACAGGACTTCCTTTAGAGGCTAAAACGAAAGCCCAACGAGGCATTGAATTTGGATCGGAAGTCGGTGCACTTGGAAAAGGTACATTGGCCTATAGAGCTAAAACTGGAGCTATCGCCGGCGGACTTCATGAAAAGGCTGAGGACATAGGCATTCCTTCGTGGCTATCAGATCCGACACTTATGGCTTTGGCTCTTCTTGGTAATCAAGCAGGATATTCCGCTGGATTTAGACGTGCTAGACCACCAGGAACTCCGCCGCCACCATCCGGAGTAGGTACATCGACATCGACAGATATTGTTCCTACAGGCAACGCGCAAACTGTTATGAGCAGCCACAGAGTCGGTGAGATGATAAAGGCGATCATACCACAAGAAGAGCCACCATCGACAGAAATGACCAGGAGAGAACCAAAACCTATAACTCCATCAGCATATACGCTGCCCCCAGAACCTCCAGCGCAAAATGAAAGGACAATACCAGTCCCTCAGCCAATACCATCAAAGGCTGAGACAGGTGAGACTCTTCCAGTCAAAAAGGGTGGCCCCGACATCGGATATAGACCAGTAGATTATCCGGAGCCGACCCCTCAGCAAAAGGCTCTCCAGGTTATTACAAAGAATGAGGTTTCATCTCCAACGGCTGGCGGTTTTGCACAAAAATCAAGAATTTTAGAAAATTCTCGCCAATTCCGTGAGACTGTAGAAAAGGCATATAAAGAGTCTCGTCTGCAAGCTGGTGTAGTACAAGGCCCTGTCCCAGATACAGCCAGGAAGGTTTCTGAAATAATTTCAGCTCTTAAAGAACTTGATCCGATGAAAATGTCGGCTCAACAAAAAAAGCTCTTGGATTATGCAACATCGGTACAAAAGACTTTGGGAAGTCCAGGAGGCGGATACCAGGAAGTGTCTGCACAGAATTTGATCTCGGAGGTTCAGAATATCAACTCTCTCATAAAGAGTGAATATGAACACGGAGACCCATCAAACATCTTCGTTCCTTTGAAGAACGCTCTTGAAAAGGGAGCTGATTCGCTTCTCGCTGGAACCAAGGGCGAACAAGCTTGGCTACACGCTAAAGCAAAGAACACAGAATGGCATAGCATTTTTGATAATGATCATGTAAATCCATTTAGGAGCATGAACAACAAAGACTATGAAAGCCTTTTCCATAGTGCTGAAAACGTTGATGCCTACAACGATATTCAGAAAGCCCTTACTACGATGGGCGGGGAAGAGGGAAGGACTCTTGCTCAGATAGCCAAAAGGACAATGGTTGAGAAGATTCTTGCTCCGTACCTCGAAGAGCCTCTTAAGGCAAGATCTCAGAAATTCAGGAAAGATCTTCAACGATTAGAATTTCAAATCACGCCACAAGAAGCAAAAGGAATCGATAAGGCACTGACAGAAAAGAGGATGGGTTGGCGAAAGGTATCCGTTAAGCCCCGTGAAGAGAAGAAGACGATCGTTTCTCCTGAAAGAGAAGAGACAGAAAAGTTTCTTAGTAGGCTCAAGAAAGAAGAACTTTCTCAACGAAAAGAACACGCCGAGAAGATAAATAAAAGGAAAGAGACTCACCTTGAAGAGAGATCTCGGAAATGGCATGTCTCAAGGGAAACAGAGCAGAAGCTTCTTGGGATGTCAGAAGAGTCCGTGGCTAGACACGCTCTTACTATATCCGGATTGCGGGAAGTCGGGAAGATGCTGTCGAAGTATGAAAATGGAGAAAAAGTTTTCAATACCATCCGACAATGGGGGGCTGACAGAGTTCTTACAGGCGGGAAAAATGATGCAACCGTTGCAGACATGCTCAAAGTGCTAGGAGACGTTGATAAAAGAGCATATTTGGCCGAAGCGACCAGCAGCGACAATGTCAGGAGACTTGCTCAACGTCTCAAAACAATGGAAAAATTCGAAAGATTATCTCAAAAGCAGATCGACCTCATTGATAAAATCAAGCGACCGAAAACATGGGCAAACGGTGATACATGGGATAAGGCAAAAGAATATCTCTATGATCTAGCACGACATAGACGATTTGGTTCTACTGGAATGAAGATCATTAGAGACTTTTTTTGGTCTTCAGCAGACGCAGAAGCGACAATTGCAGAGAATCAAAGTATAAACGAAGCTCTTTCTAAGATTTATGAAGAAGTAGAAGGTCTTAGCCTGAAAGACTAATCACGTAATTGATAATTCACCGGAACACTTCTTATTATATAATAATACAGCTTTTTGTATCAACTCTACCGCATAAGACAGACCACACACTTCTCCATCAGCAAAAGGGCAGTTATTTTCTACGCCGTTTGCAGATGCATCCAACTTGTCTGCTGCGCCCTTAATGAGCCTCAGCAAAAACTCCTCGTTCGTCATGTCCTTTCCCGTATATACGTCCTCAAGCATTCCATAGCAAATTTCGTCATCGTCCAGCCCCTTTCAGCGGCTAAGATTTTGATCATCTTCCGCTCTTCTGATGACAGTCTGATTGCTAGGATAGCCACTTTTTTAGCAGCCGTCTTTCGATACAGCACCATATCCGTCCCTTTGTATAATAAATATAACAAAGTTTCGGTTTGCTTGCAATGGGAAATATTCTACTATACAGCCATAAAACACTTGCATGGAGCTTCTTATGGCTAGACCTTCTCGTTTCAGAGCCTATGGGCAGAACAAACCTCTCATAGACGTCTTCCCGTTCCCGATTTATCAAGATAGAGCACCGACAACCACAGACACAGATTTTGAGATTGGACAAGTCTGGGTCCATAATGTGTCGGTCTCTGTTCGGAATGTCTATATTTTTGCAGGGATTAATTCGAGTACCCATCTCGCGATTTGGTCATTAACTTCTCCTGGCACTTCCGAGGTTGATGTTTTGGGCGCTTCGTCCGGAGACGCCTCAGTATCACCAGCCGTTGGAAAAATCACTATCGACGGCACGGCAAATCAGGTTGTTGCGACAGGCGATAACGCTCTTGCGAAGATCACGCTGTCACTACCGTCTGCCGTAACCTTTCCAGGATCCGCCTCAGCCACAACTTCTCTTTCTGCAACTACTACCGTTGTCGCTGGTACAGGGATCACCTCGACGACCGGAAATATCGCGGCCTCTGCTGGTAGCGTATCAGCAGGGACCTCGGTTTCTGCCACCACTACCGTAACTGCTGGAACTGATCTCGTCGCAACAGCCGGAAACCTTCTCTTAAATGGGGCCGCAAAGCAGGTTCGCATTAAGGGCGGTGCTGCAACAGACTTCATCGGAACAAGCGTTCTTACACTCGGAACAGTGACTATCGCCAACACCAACATCGCAGCCGGAGACAGAATCTTTTTGCAGAGAACCGCTGCAAATGCCTCTACGACTCTTGGTGAGTTGGTCTATACCATCTCTGCTGGGGCCTCGTTTACAGTCACCAGCTTGATTAATGGTACACCTGCATCGACACAAATCGGAGATCTCTCCTCGTTCGTATACGTCATCATACGCCAGCTCTAGGAGGGCAAAATGGCCTTACTTACCGCATTTGAGCTGAAAGAATTTGATTCGGCGTCGCTTACGAATGCTTATCAAAACTTTGGGTCGGCTCTTGGCAATCCCTGCTATGGAGCCGTCCTATCAAACGAATCGACTGTTGGCGTCTACATCTCGATAGACGGAACGACCAATACGTTTAGATTGTCTCCTGGGCAGATTCTCCAGCTTATTCCCTATTCTCGCCATAACACAGCCCTGAAGGGATCGTACATGTTCAAGGAAGGTACGCAGCTGTCGATAAAGTACGTCACGGGAGCAGGCACTGGAGCCATCATCGCAAACCTTCAACTAACTCGGTGATACAGATGATCGGAAGAAATATCCAGAATCGGCCCCTAAAGTTCGGTGAGAAAGACCGACGCGAGTTCATCGTCGAGGACTCGGAGGTCTCGCTTGTCGCCATCAACGACTCTGACGGCGATCCTGTCTTCATCGGTAGAGCTAAGGTTGGAACGGCTTTAAGCTATCCTATGTGGCAGATCCGGAAGGTGTCGTACGACTCAGCTGGAGCTGTTTCGCGAATTCAATGGCCCATCAATGTCGATGGTGTAGCGTCCTCGGACTACGAGTTTTCGTGGTCAGCAAGTCTTCCTTTGGTTATCAGCGGGGTTTCTAGAGCAAATCCCGCTGTCGTGACAGTTGCAAGCATTGGATCACTTGTCGATGGAGACAAGGTCGTCCTCCAGGATGTTGGAGGCTTGACAGAAGTGAACTTCACCGGCTCAAATATCTATACCGTCGCAAACATCGTCGGAAGCACCTTTGAATTGTTAGGTATTGATTCATCGGCTTTTGGTATATATTCTGGTGGCGGGACCGTTACGTTCGGAGATGTCGTAAACTACTCATATGCATAGGGTTACAAGATGCCTTACAAATGGAATCCCTTCACTGGAAACTTCGACCTTGTAGGCGATTCTGTATTACCTCCCGATGTCCCAACATCATTTTTAACCGATTCTGGGACAGCAGTTGCATCCTCCAATGTCATCACGTTCTCTGGAGACTCTTCTCATGGGCTGCACTCTTCTGGGGCCGGATCTGTAGTCCAGTATAAGCTCGACGATGCCACCACAACACAGAAAGGGTGTGCTCGCCTTGCTACTGATGCTGAAAGCATTGCTGGCTCAGTCTCATCGAATGCCGCAATCATACCATCCTCGCTAACGGCAAAGCTTGGCACTCAGACAGCAAACGGTCAACCGTATGGTCTGGGTTCTTCTTTGGCTCTTGGTTGGACGTCGGCACTTACTGATGGTCAATTTGTCATTGGGTCGTCTATTGGCATCCCAGCGGCAGGGTCTATCACCTCAACAGGTGGGACTGTTGCTGTCACCGTCGGGCATAACACGATTAACCTCGAAGCCACATCGTCCGGCGGTGTAACGAGTGTCTCTGGCACAACCGATAGAATCACCTCAACTGGTGGAACCACTCCAGTCATTGACATTGCGTCTACATACGCAGGACAAAACAGCATCACGACTCTGGGTACGGTAGCAACAGGCGTTTGGCATGGTACAGCGATTGACCTTGCGTCATATGTCACAGGGAATCTTGCCGTTACTCATCTTAATAGTGGCACGGCAGCCTCTTCTTCGACATTCTGGAGAGGTGACGGGGCTTGGGCAACACCAGTTGGCACGGGGGTAACGAGCGTCTCAGGTACAACTGATAGAATCACCTCAACAGGCGGCACCACTCCAGTCATTGACATTGCGTCTACATACGCAGGACAAAACAGCATCACGACTCTGGGTACGGTAGCAACAGGCGTTTGGCATGGGACAGCGATTGACCTTGCGTCATATGTCACAGGGAATCTTGCCGTTACTCATCTTAATAGTGGCACGGCAGCCTCTTCTTCGACATTCTGGAGAGGTGATGGGGCGTGGGCAACACCAGCTGGAACAGGGGTAACGAGCGTCTCAGGTACAACTGATAGAATCACCTCAACTGGCGGCACGACCCCCGTCATTGACATCGCCTCGACATATGCAGGACAAACTAGCATCACGACTCTGGGCACGGTAGCAACAGGCGTTTGGCACGGGACAGAGGTTGACGAGACCCACGGAGGGACTAATCAAACCACATATGCTCAGGGCGATCTGCTTTATGCGTCAGCAGCAAACGTTCTTTCTAAACTAACAAAAAATACAACAGCTACCAGATACCTTTCGAACACTGGAACAAACAACAACGCGGCTTGGGCACAGGTTGACCTATCGAATGGAGTTACAAGCAACCTACCAGTAGCAAACCTCAATAGCGGAACGTCGGCATCATCCTCAACATTCTGGAGAGGTGACGCGACATGGGCAACACCATCAAGTGGGGGCCTTACCACTGTTGAGGTCACGGGAACAACACAGGCTGCCTCAGTAAACCATCTCTACATAGCAAATAATGCAGGCTTGGTCACCATCACGCTACCAGCCACAGCAGCTCTTGGAGACGTCGTGGCCATAATGGGAAAGGGTGCGGGTCTTTGGGAACTCCAGGCAAACACAGGGCAGACTATCGTCAACGGCATTGAGTCGACCACCACCGCGGGATCAATTTCTTCTGGGACACAATACGATACCTTTGAGGTAGCTTGTATCACGGCCAACACCACGTGGTCGTGTACGGGCAAACTACAGGGGAATTTCACCAAGGCATGACAAACAACGCCTGTAATTTCCCAAATCCAATAAATCTCCCACATGGTGGTACTGGCGTTTCGTCGTTGGTTGCGTATGCTCCTGTTTGTGGAGGGACAACCTCCACAGGGAATTTGCAGAGCGTGGCCTCTTTAGGAACAGCAGGACAGGCGTTGACGTCCAATGGTACATCGGCTCTTCCAACTTTTCAGACGCTATCTAGTGGAGGAGATCTTGTATTAATTCAGCATCAAACCGCTTCATCATCTTCTTCATTGATCTTTAATACCGGAATCTCGACATCTGGAACTTACCTGTTTTCTCTTGATGGCGTAACATCTTCGGCTGGTGGCGGAGCATTGAAATTGGTTGTATCAAATAATGGGGGTTCTACGTGGGCCTCTACTGGATATTATGGAGGCGTTGTATATTCAGCATATAATACAGGAAGCTGGTCAAATTCAAGTAGCAGCGCTTTTTTTTATGTATCATCAATACTCGACACAGCCATAAAAGGAACTACTGGAACATTATGGTTGTCAAATATAACTATTGCTAAGAAATCTGTTCTTAGGGGACAAGTCTTTTCATATAACTCAAATCCTTTTTTTTCTATTCTAGCAGGCGAGACAGGAATAACGGGAGTGAATGCCTTTAAATTTCTTTTTAGTAGCGGAAATATTACGGGTGGAACAGTTTCTTTATATAGGATCAATCAATGACAAATAATAAAATTAATGTCACGCAGCCTATCCCCGTAACTAATGGAGGTTTAGGGGTATCGTCTCTTACCGCATTTGCACCAATTATGGGGGGAAATACATCTACATCATCAATACAGAGCGTAGCTTCTATAGGAACATCGGGACAGATATTGATCAGTAATGGCCTATCGACACTACCAACATTTCAGTCTATTTCACCCTCTAGTAGTATAACTTTAATTCAAACGTTGACCGCTTCATCATCTGCAACATTGATATTTAATACAGGAATTAGTTCTGCTGGAATTTATATGTTCGTCTTGAATGGGGTTGTACCAGCAACGGGAAGTGGAACGATCAACATGCAAGTATCAAATGACGGTGGGACTACATGGGCTTCTTCAGGGTACTTGTCAGGAGGACAGAGAGCCAACGCTAATACATGGAACAACAGCACAAGTACAACTGATTTGTTCACTTCTATGACAATGGAAAATACATCAGGATATGGACTTTCATCAGTATTGTATATTGGCAATATAAATATTGGGGGATATTCGCAAATATCAGGACAGATGACTGGAAGGCTCAGTAGTTCTATGTCCTATGGAATTGTGACTGGAATTTCTGGTATTACTGGAGTTAATGCATTTAAATGGTATTCAACAGTAGGAAATTTATCCACTGGTACAATTTCATTATACTATCTGGGGTCATAATGCCAACGAACAATGCTTGTAATTTCCCAAATCCTCTCGACGTTCCCAATGGCGGCCTCGGGATATCATCTGCTACAGCCTATGGTACGGTCTGCGGAGGGACTACAAGTGCCTCTCCGGCTCAGGTGGTCACTCCTAGTGCGGCGGGCACGGTATACACCTCTAATGGGACTGGTGCACTAGGGTCGTACCAGGCCGCGCCCTCGGCAGGAGCTTTTGTCAAGCTGGCGACGCTGACAAACTCTGGCACGGGTAACTTGGACTTTACTTCTCAAATATCGTCAACGTATAAAATTTATTTTTTGAATATAGTTGATCATAGTGGAGCCGGTACCTCGGTAGGAAATTATGAAATCATTTTTTCTACTAACGGAGGAACATCATGGATTACAACGAGTTATTCAAGTGTTACTAGTTATATAGATGTAACTAGAACATCGTGGACTAATTTTGGCTCCTCTTCAGCATGTGATTTTTCGTCATCAACAGGTGTTGGTGCGCTTAATGGTGACGGTATTTGCCAAGCATGGCTTTTTAATCTAAATTCAACAAATCATCCATCTGTTATTGGATATGGTTCTGCGTTTACCGATACTATAACTGATTTGATGATAGGGGGGGCACAAAACACAACAACTACGGCCGTTAATGCCATTCGTGTTGTTGTCTTTTCAGGTAGCGAGGCTTCTGCCACACTATATGGTATTGAAACTTAAAAGGAGTTTTTATGACAGATGTAATTACGGACTGTTTTACCGTTGCATACACACGATTCACCGATAACGAAGGTGGAGGTGGAACATATTCCGAAGAAATCCCCTGTATCAGTGGAGGACTTCTTTACAGCCGTGAGCCATTGATAAAACCTGACTTTATTCCCTATCACCCTATGTCTCAGGCGTCGGCTACTCGATCTTTAAACACGACCTTCCAAATCAGCACTACGCGGGACTGTTCAGTAACGTACTCTGTGGGCATTACCTGTGGCGCTTCAGACGCTGGCTCAGTTTATCTTGAGACAGCTAGCGATTCAGAGTTTACGACTGGCCTTCAAGAGTTGGCTCGCTTTGCTGTTTCAGCCTCGACGATGTCTATTCCAATGTCGGCCTTCGTCCCAGCAGGATTTTATGTGCGACTTCGTACATCCTCTGATACAGGATCGCCATCATTTGCCTATCGATCTGGCCAAGAAGTCTTAACACCATGGATTGAAATTTAGGAGACACATGTCAAAAACCATGATTTTCACCGTAATTCTAGTTGGGGCTGCTGCGGCTATTGGCCTTGCAAGCTACTACTTTCTTGGGGCAGACAATGCCATTGAGGAAGAGGCTGAGAAAATTATCAAGGACGAAACTGGATTAAATATTGATCTTTCTCCTGGCTCTCCTGAAGTTACAACAAAGAGTTAAGAGGTAAATATGAAGAGATTCTTTTGGCTCGCTCCGATCCTCTTGCTTACAAGCGGTTGTACAATAAACTACACTCAGGAGCATTTCGTTACTCTGGCAAAAGATTCTGAAACAGATCATACTATCCAGGATAACGACTCAACGACCGCATCAACAGACGCGGCCGCGGACATCAAAATTCCAGGGTTGTAGGTAGGTCATGAAAGAAGTATGGGATGAGATATGGAACGACACGCCGCCCTTTGTGGCGGCGCTAGTTATTGCAGTACTTGCATTTGTCGTATTTTTGGTTGTAGATATTCTAATTTGATGGATCTTTGACCTTCTCCTTTTTCATACGACCAGTATAGGGAAGTCCATTCGTCTCGCATAAAGAGCGTACAACGTCCTCGCGGAAGTAGTCCTTCCTTTCCTGATAGGGGACTCGCTTGTTAAAACTAGACAACAGTGTGATCGCTTCGTCATTCGCGGGAAACCATCGCATCCACCCTCCGGTCATAACCTTTCCGAAGAACTGCATTTTCCCAACTGATAGTATAGTAGACTTGATTTTATCGACCATATTCTTCCCTGTTTATTTGCTCTGACACAATTGCTTCCTTTACTTGCTTTGCAAGGATCTTGCATTGATCCACGACGTAGCCAAGACTCTCGTACGTATCTCTCCCATGCCCCAACAACCACTCAAATAGTTCTATATCCTCTATACTCCCAGTTCGTTTAAAGCTATGCATTGACGGGACAAGGTCGCCAGAATGAGCGCAATCAAATCCCACAAGTGCCCCCTTTAATGGCCCCATCTCTTCGCTATGATTGAAGGTTACTCCCCCATGTACAACAGCGTCGATATCGTTTATCTCTTTCCCAGTCCAAGGATGACCATCAGGAAGAAGGCAGTAGCCACAAAAGTGTCCGCCAAAGAAGTGATCTGGGCCATCCTGCTTAACAACTCGATAGACAAGACATTTAATGCCTAAGTGCTCAAAAGTCGCGCTATCTGGCTCTTTTACCCAAGGGCCCTCGCCAAACCACTCTCTTTTTTGCTCTTCTGTGTATTTGTGAAATTCTTCCATTTACGCCCCAGCCTCTCTTAAAATCCTCGCTACTCCATCAGCCCTAACAACAACATGCCCCACAGCCTCAAGAGCCAATCTTGTAACAGGAGTTTGATTGTTGTCCACGTGAGCTTGGGCAACGACGGCTAGGTCAAGCGCGGGCGGCCTATGTCTGGTGGGTGTCATGGACCAACTCCTCGTTAAAATCTACGTTCGTCACATCCTTTTTACGACTCATTTTGTTTCTCCTTTTTCATAGGGTTAAAGGCAACAAAGACAC